AAGATGAAGACCATCTTATTAGATTATTAAATTATGAACCTGATTGGTCATTAATTGAACAAAAAGAAATTTGTGATAATCTATTTCATATCAACGGACATCACACATTAGTAGCTCAATTAAAGCCAACTAACATTACTGAATTAGCTATGGTCTTGGCTATGATCCGTCCCGGTAAAAAACATCTCATCCCAGTATGCAAGGAAAAAGGTTTCAATGCTATTAAAGATGATATTTGGACAAAAACTGAGGATGCCTATTTCTTTAAGAAGGCTCATGCTATCTCCTATGCTAGTGTTATTGTTGTTCAACTTAATTTACTGTGCGAAGAATTAGGATCTCTTGGGAACTCGGACTAGTTGAATTGATTTTCTTTTAATACGTTTTTCTGCAATTTCACTTAGATTGACTGTTGGCCCAAATACTACTTCGATATCCTTGCTGTTAAACGTTTTAATAGAGTAACGAAACGGTTGCATTTCTCTTAATAGAAAAATATTAATAGGTATCTTACGATTGCTTTCCCACCACCATGTTTCACCCATGCTAAGGAACAACTGTTTTTCTTCTTGTGTACGAATAACCGATATATCATATATACTGGTGACAAACTCATCAAAGTTAATGATAAGTCCCACATATTCTACATCATTAGATTTGATGCAGGTTATAAACGGGTGATTGATTTGGAACTCATTGGTTGTGGTCATTTTAAATAAATATTACTATGCAAGTTTTACCAGTTTATTTATATCCGAATAATTATGATGTTATATTAGATTTGGATCCGACCACTCGAGGAGTTAATCAGGTTATGTATCAACACGAGCTTAAAATTCAAAAAGGCATTAAGAACAAAGTTCGAATCCAATTTAAGAATAGCGATCAAAAGCGTATTACGGTATCCAATACTGGAACATATGTATTCTCAATGTTTGATGCGATTAATCAACGACTATTAATTCAAAAAGAATTAGAAGTAATCGATGACGGAATCACTACTAGTACTAGAGGCCAAGCTGTACTAACACTATCGGAAAGCGACACTATTGATCTTGATCGTAGTTCATATCAATTTAGTGTAAAGTATCAAGATCCTACAGATGGTACATACTTGCCTGCTTACTCTAACACTTATTATGGGATGGCTGGTACAGTTCAACTAATGCAAGATGTTTATCCTGTTCTACAACCTAGTCAAGAGATTGTAAGTTTATTAAAGAGCTTTAATCAGGGAACCATGTTGTACGAACATAAGAGCGGAAATATCTATGCATATCCAGAGTTTAATAGTAATTCTGCATTACATACTGTTGCTATGTATATGACTAGATTCAAAGGAGTTGTTCACGTGCAGGGCACATTAAGTAATCAACCCGATAGTTATGGAAAGTATTTTACTATTGATAGCAGAACTTACACTGGATTTTCGGGTGTAGACTATATGAACTTTAACGGTATCTACACATATATTAGACTATTGATTGTACCTGCTACTGCACCTGCGGGGTCAACCAACGATGACCCTAGTTTCTTCGGTTCCTTTGACAAAGCACTGTATAGAAGTTAAACTGTTTAGATGCATGAAATACAAGCATCTATACTAGCACTATTACCACCTAAGCGAAAAAGTACATCTGGCGGTTGGACATCGTTCAATGCACCTTGCTGTCACCATAGAGGTGAAAGTAGAGATGATCGATTACGTGGTGGTGTTAAAACAGAAGGCGATGCTATAGTGTATCACTGTTTTAATTGTGGATTTGCTGCAGGATGGAGCCCGGGCAAACTAATAAGCAAAAATACCAAAGATCTACTAAAATGGTTAGGTATGCCCGATAGTGAAATCGGTAAACTTGCTATTCAAGCACTTAAAAGCAAAGAAGATGCAGACGCTAGTATCTATGCTAATCGAGTAATTGATCTTACATTAGTTGAAAAACCTTTACCCGAGAATTCAAAAACTCTAGTACAACTTGCTACGGAAACATTAACGCCCGAAGACGAAGCAGATGTGTTTGCTGTGTTTGAGTATCTAGTAAGTAGAGGTATGAATCTCGAATGGTATAATTGGATGTGGAGTCCCGAACCGGGCTACAGAGATAGACTGCTTATACCTTTCTATCATGAAGGCAAGGTTGTTGGATACACAGGAAGAAAAATAACTCCCGGTCGCCCTAAGTATTTGTCATCTAGTCAAAATGGTTATGTATTCAATATAGATCGACAGGACTATTCTCGAAACTATGTAATTGTAGTAGAAGGTCAGTTTGACGCTATTGCAGTTGACGGTATTGCTATAATGACCAATGAGCCCAATACAGCACAGGTGATGAGAATTAATGCATTGGCACGGGAAGTTATTGTTGTACCCGATAGAGATCGAGCCGGAGCCAAACTGCTCAAGGCTGCTGTGGATAATGAGTGGTCTGCTAGTTTACCACCCTGGGGTGATGATGTCAAGGATGCGTCGGAGGCAGTAAAAAAATACGGTCGGCTGTACGTGCTAAGTACTATTCTTCACTACAAGATTAGTGGCAAGATAAAATTGAATTTACTAAAAAAACAACTAGAAAAAATAACAGATGGCAACTAATAAAGAAAAAACTCCAAAACCTAATTACAACTTTGAAATGCAAAAGTTGTACATAGAAATGTTTCTGTCGGATGCAGATACATTTATGCGCTGCCAAAACATATTTGATCCATTAAACTTTGATCAGAGATTACAAACAGCCGCGGAGTTTGTTACCAAATATGTTGATACATATAAAGTAATGCCCGAAGCTAGTATTGTTAATGCAGCAACCAAAAGTGAATTTAATCCAGTAGCACTACCAAAGGAACACTATGATTGGCTAATGGATGAGTTTGAACAATTTAGCAGACACAAGGGTTTAGAAAGAGCTATTATCGAATCTAGCGACTTGTTAGAATCAGGCGACTATGGTCCAGTTGAAAAACTAATCAAAGATGCTATCCAAATCAGTTTGAACAAGGATATGGGTACAGATTACTTTGAAGATCCTCGAGCACGTCTTAGTGCATTGAAAGATGGTAATGGACAAATATCCACAGGTTGGCCCACTGTTGATAAGAAACTGTATGGCGGATTTAACCGCGGCGAACTGAATATTTTCTGTGCAGGATCAGGCGGCGGTAAGAGTTTGTTCCTAGCTAACTTGGGTGTCAATTGGGCTATGCAAGGGCTTAATGTATTGTACCTAACATTTGAATTAAGTGAGAAGTTAGTTGCTATGCGTTTGGATAGTATGACTACAGGTATTCCTACTCGTGAGATCTTTAAAAGCCTAGATGATGTGGAATTGAAGGTTAAAATGATGGGTAAGAAGTCGGGAAGTATGCAGATCAAGTATTTGCCCTCAGGTAAAAATTGTAACGATATTCGAGCCTATTTGAAGGAATATCAGGTCAAAAAAGGCGTAAAACCAGACGTTTTGTTAATAGATTACCTCGATTTGATGATGCCTTTATCAGTGAAGATAAGTCCTAGTGATCTGTTCGTAAAAGACAAATATGTGTCAGAAGAGATCCGTAACCTAGCTATGGAAACACAATGTGTAACTGTAACAGCATCACAGTTGAACCGCTCTGCTGTTGAAGAAGTAGAGTTTGATCACAGTCATATCTCAGGTGGATTGTCTAAGATTATGACAGCAGATAATGTGATCGGTATTCTTACCAGCAGACAAATGAAGGAACGTGGCGCATATCAAATTCAGTTTATGAAAACACGTAGTTCAAGTGGCGTGGGTCAAAAGGTTGATTTAGAGTTTAACGTTGATACTCTGCGCATTACAGATCCCGGAGATGAAGGTCAAGAAGTACAACCTAGTATGCGCGAAATGAAGAAAAGCGGAACTAATGATGTATTGAATACTATGAAGCGTACCAGCACAATAAGTTCAAACGTTGATAGTGATGGGGTTATACAAGATCCTACACAGGGACGTAACTTACCCAAACTGAAAGATGATGAAGACAAATCTCCGAGGATCCGTGGTATGCTACGTCAACTAGAC